CTATTATGATAAATATTGAAAAATATAAGGTGCAAGAGTTGAAATGGTATGATAAGTGCTCACAAGGAACTAAAATAGCTCTCGGTTGTGGAGCTGGTTTGTTAGCTCTGTGTTCAATTTTAGGACTTGGAGCTTTGATGTGGAAGTCAGTGTCCATTTTCTTTCCTGGGAAAAAGGAAGAGATCACCAAAGAGAGTCAAGATAATTTTGACGTAGTACAAGAGGAAATTGAATTAATACCTCAGGTAGGAGCAGCAGGCCAAAGTGGAGATTTCAGGACAAAATATCAGAAAGTAAGGAAGAGAGTTAAAATAGCTAATAAGAAAAATATAGCTATTAAGAATTCAGAGTTTACCACCGAGGATTTGCATATGGAAACTGCCCAGAAAATCAATGCTATAGCGCAAAAATGCGGGGCTAAGAAAGAAGTATTACAAGGAGCTGGACTGATGCAATTGAGTACAGCAGTGGTGAATGAAATATTCTCCGAATTGGATCGTGACATTGTGAAGGCCGTGCATAAGAAATTTCCTGCATCCCGAAACATAATAGAAAAAGCCATTAATAGAGTCTACGAAGATGAGAATTGTGCTAATTGTGTGTATGAGTGCTCTGCAGGGAAAGTAGTAGTTCCAAAGGAAGTCACAAATATGATTGAGATAATGGGCTTTGATGAGTCCAATAGAGCTAGGAAGGGAGAACAGCCAAAGCATTTTAATCCCGAAGATGTGCGAACGAATTTATCCGAACTTATTGAGAATCAGGGATTCAAAGGACCCACTTCTCACAAGACTATAATCCATAAAAACTTGCGAGATGTGAGAACGGAACAACTAGTAAGGGTTGTACTTAGAGATGCGAATGCACAGATTTTCTTCCCTAATACCAAGAAGAGAGCTCAAGTCATACGAGTTTTTGGTGATGTTATTGTATTTCCTATACATTATGTTGATGACTTTGAGGAAGGGAAGATTTTCCACATCGCTATGATGAATAGTGTGCATAAATTGACATTTGAATCTTCCAAACTTATAGAATTTGCTGCGGGACAAGATCTGATAGCATATAGATGTGGTAATAAAGTGCCACCCGCAAGAGATATAAGGCAACATTTTATAACAATAAAGGATGTGATGAATTTCAAGCCCTGTGAGGGTTTCTTGTCTAATACGTGTTGTGGTATGAAAGGAACTACTCAATATGTTGATTATACTCCACAAATGAACTTAATAACACATGAAAACTACCCCTCAGGAGTATATTATGAAGCGGGTACATTAGGGAATCACAATTTAACATGGGCTTTACAGTATCCAATCCATTCAGCCAATGGTTTTTGTGGAAGTTTTATATCAAGGATTTCACCTACGTGTGAAAGGAAAGTTATGGGTATTCATGTAGCTGCTAATGGCAATTTTAATTATGGGTATGCTGAGTTAATAACCCAAGAGTCCCTAGACTTGTTGTATGAGGATTGTGTGAGGAGCAAGCTACATCCGGTTAAGCCTTGCGTTGATTTTGAAGTTCTTAAAATGCCAATAGTGGCAAATAGTGAGCAAGATTATAATATTGAAGTCGAAGAGAACAAGGGGTTCATGCCATATGATGTGAATTTAAAAGGAGTAACATTTATTGGGGAATTACCCAAGGATTTAGTGCCTAACGAAGTGAATACCTCATCAATAGAGCCCTCTATGTTTCACGGTATGTTCGGAGAAGTTAAGACTGAGCCATCTATTTTACATGAGAATGATTGCAGGCTGGTCGAAAATGAATTTCATGGTAATATGCAAGGTGTTTGGCACCCTGGAGTCGATGGAGTCTCAAAATATGGAGAGGAAGTTAAGATATTTCCCGATAAAGATATTTTGTTGGTTGAGTCTCATTTGAAAGATATGTTTGCAAATGCCGAGAACTCATTGAATAGAAGAAATGTATTGTCTGAAGATGAAATGTTAAATGGTATAGATGATACAATATATTGGGAAGGAATTGAAATGAGTACAGCTCCTGGGTATCCTTATGCCTTAACTAGAGAAAAAGGAGTTAAAGGGAAAGCTTATCTTTTTGATGAGAGAGTGGATGATAAAGGTAGAAAGAAGTATTCTGTTAAAGATCCCCTTTTACGTGAGAGGATAGATTCTAGAGAATGTTGTGCCAAAAATAATGAGACTTTTCCAACATTGGCACTCGAAAAAGTTAAGGATGAGAG